GCGCTGGCCACCGACCACCGGGGCGAACTCCTGCACGTCGATGCGCAGCAGGGTCGTGAGGAGCTGCTGGAGGGCCGGCCGCCAGTAGAGCGCCTTGGTGTCGCGCGTGCCGAGGCTCAGGCTGTCGTTGCTCCGCACCTCGGTCGCGGTCAGGTCGCGGCCGTCCTGGCCGGCGTCGGTGCGCGCGGTGTAGCCCGCGGCGTCGAACGCCTTGCGGGTCAGCGCGTCGATGGTCGCCAGGTAGGACTCCATCCGCATGGCGAATTGCACCTGCATGATGGGCAGCGTGTTGCTGTCCTCACCGGGCGGCTGCTTCACCTGGGTGTAGAGCCGCTGGTTGGGGTCGAAGGTCTGGCCCTGGCCGGGGAGCCCGCGCTGTAGCAGGTGGTCGGCGATGAAGAGCTTGCTGCGCCCGTCCTCCAGCTCCTCCATCATCTGGCTGTAGGTGCGGTCGATGGCGTCAAAGAGGTCCATGACAGCCGGCGTGAAGTCGCTGCGGCCAACGCGGTTCTGCGGGTCGGTGGGGTCGGGGAGCATGTTGGGGATGCTCACCGCGGTGGGGCCACCCGCGTCGAACGCGCGCAGCTTGCCGTCGTCGTCGCAGAGCGGCGCGAGGTGCGCGGTGGTCGGCGATGCGTCGAGCGGCAGGCGGTCGCCGAGCTTGTCGGCCGTGCCGCTGTAGAGCCCGTGCCAGATGAAGCCCCCGGCGTGCAGCTCGATGTGGCGCACCACCACGGTCTGGGTCTGGGCCACGACGCTCCAGAACGCCACGCCCGTCTGCTGACCCCACGAGTACGAGGGCAGCACGGCGCGGGGGTGCACCCAGGTGAGGACGGGGCCCAGCGGCATGGATGCCTTGTCGAAGGCGATGCGCAGAGCGACCGAGCCGAGGGCGCTGGAGAGCTCGGCCGACGAGAGCAGGAGGGCCGGCAGGTTGCACGCCTCCAGCAGCTCCTCCAGTCGAGCCTGGGCGGCGACTGCGACCGGGCTGGGCTTGCCGTCCTGGCCGGGCTGGGGGTCGACCACGCGCACCTCCACCTGCTCGCCGAAGAGCAGGCGGGCCGACGCTCGCGCGATGCCCTCGGGCACCGGCATGTGGCGCTTGGTGCTGACCTGCTCGGTGGTGCTGCGCTGCCAGAACTCATTGCGGATGGCGGCAGCCACCCTCTTGACCATGCCGGCGCGCTCGGGGTTGTAGCTCGTGCCGGCGTAGGTCTCGACCGCGGGGCCCGAGCCGTAGGCCGCGCCGAGGCGGGCCGGGTCGCCCGAGTACCAGGCCTCCGGGCGCGTCATCCGCTCGTATCGCAGGGCGTCGTCGTGAGGCGGCCAGGAGCTTCCAGCAGCGGGGAGGTGGGGCATCATGCGGCGGCGTCCTCTTGGTCGGGAGTGGGCAGGTGCGCCAGGGCAATGTGGTCCCGCCAATATCGCCGGCTGGTGTAGATGGTATATCGGAGCGCGTCCACCTCGTCGTCGTTCACCTTGATGGGCTTGGTCTCGCCGCGCTCGCTGGCCTTGGTGTCCCACATGTAGCCATCGACCGCGCCGACCAGGTGCGGGCAGCCGCGCGCGGGCTCGTCGCCCCTGGCCTTGCGGTAGGCGATGAAGAGGCGGCCGGCGTGCATGAGGCTCTGCACCGTCTGGATGCCGGGCACCACCGCGTTGTGCGCGCGCATGGTGGTCATGCCGAGGGCGTGCAGCTCGTCGGCGAAGGCCTTGGCCGCGGGGTCCACCGCAATCCACTCGGGCGCGCCCCATCGGCGTTCGATGCGCTGGAGCCAGGCCGCGAGCTGGGTCGCCTGCTGGCCGCCCGTGCTGCCCGCCTCGGGGGCGAACTCGCCGAGCACGACGAGCACCGCGGTGCCGGGGTTGTGCACGGTCACGGGCTCGCGCCACTGCGGCCGGCCATCGGGGTCCAGCACGACGTAGACCAGCCCCACGGCGTAGGCGCGCGTGGGGTGCTGGCTGCCGAAGTCGAGACCGACGAGCAGCACCTGGTCGACGCGCGGCAGGTCGTCGGGGTCGAAGGTCATGCGGGCCTCATCCCACATGCCGTACACCGCACCCTCGGCGCTCACCCACTCGCTGCCGATGTAGCGCCGATGGAACACCGAGCCCTTGGGCCATGACGATTCCAGCTCGGCGACGAAGGTGGGGTTGTGCTTCACCAGGTAGGCGTTGTCCCGCAGCAGGAAGGTGACCCGCCAGAGCTTCAGGTGGATGGGCCGGCCGTCGTCGTCCCACTCCTGGTAGTGGTGCAGCTCGCCGTGCCGGTCCAGGTGCCACTCGGCCCTGTCCAGCCACTCGCGCTTCAGCCAGTGCTTGGGGCCTTCGGGGTTGCAGGTCAGGAAGAGCATGGCCCCCGGCACCGAGAGGCGCGAGCGCAGCATGTTGTAGAAGCTCTGGGCGATGACGGCACCCTCATCGACGTAGGCTCCCGCGAGGGTCATGCCCTGAATCTTGGTATAGGCCGCGGCGTCGTTGGCCCCGTAGAGCTGGCAGACGCGGCCCAGGATGGTGACCTGGCCCAGCCCCCGGTTGATGACCACCCGGCTGGTGCCCAGCATCTCCTGGAGCGGCAGCACCACGTTGTTGATGGCCGTGGTCTCGGTGCGGCCGACGATGGCGAGCGCACCCTGCGGGCCCTTGATGCAGTAATCCAGCCACATGAGCAGGCTGCTGACGGTCTTGGATGAGCGCACCGACCCGTCGAACATCACGAGGGTGCAGCCGGGCGGCACCTGCACAGCACGGGCGGCCTTGCCCTCCAGGGGCTCGATGGTGCTCACGCCAGCTTCACCCTCACGGTCTCGTCGTGCTGGTCCTTGCTCGTCAGGTGCCAGTGCGCACCCCGAACGTAGGAGCAGGGGTAGACCCATAGCCCGTCGATGGTGTGGTGTTGGCCGGCCTCGCTCTGGAGGTGCGCGCGCAGCACGGTCGCCCCGAGGCGCAGCGCGCTCTCGCGGTCGCGGTAGCTCGCCTTGCCGGCAGGCTCGCAGGGCTTGCGCAGCTTGCGGCGGGTCACTGAGCCAGCCCACCGTCGAGCTCGGCGGCCGTCAGATAGAGCTGGTCGTCGGCGGCGTCGAGCAGGTCGGCGAGGCGGCGGCGCTCGATGGGCACCAGGCCCTGCATCTCCCCGAGCACGATGCCTAGGCCGGTGTCGGTCTGCACGATGAGCAGCGCCTGGACCACCGATGCCGGCGCGAGGCCGTCGGGGAGCGCGAGCACGAGGTGGCCCTGGGGCGGGACGGTCATGGGCTGGTCGGTCATGCCGTCACCATCGCCGGGTCGCTCCAGGTCGGCCGGTTGCCGAGGCCGTGCAGCTTCAGGTGCTCATCGTGCCAGCCGTCCAGCACGCGCTCGCGCACCTCGTGCTCCTGGGTCACTGCGGGGTAGAGCAGGCCGCAGGTGCATCGGGGGTGGATGATGCAGGTGAGCTGGTCCACCGCGCGGATGAGCTCGTGGCGCTCCACCTCGGCGGTCATGCCGCCACCGTCGCGCCGCGGCCCATCATCTCTCCCAGCCACCGCTCGACGGCCGGCAGGTCGCGGTCGTCGGAGTCGTGGCGCACGAGCACCAGGTGCTTGTCGACCAGGATGCCGTAGGCCACCGCCAAGTCCTTCAGCTCGCCCGGCGTCGGTGGGGCGCTGTACTCCTCGCGGCCGTTGGTCACGCTGAAGTGCACGCGCTTGCGGTCGGCGAAGAATGAGGCCCGCAGCTTGCCCATGTCGTCCAGCAGGCCGGCCGCGTGCTCGGAGCGCGCGGCCTTCATGTCCACGGCCTTGGCGGCCACAGCGGCGCGGGCGTCGGCGCGGTCCCATCGGTGGTCGGGCAGCGCCTCAGCGACCAGGCGGGTGACGGTCGACGGGGACACGCCGCACTCGCGGGCGATGGCGTTGCGGCTCGGCTGGGGCGACTCGCTCGCCATCTCCAGGATGCGCTTGCGTGTTTTCGGATCGACCGGACGGCGGCCCGAGCCGGGCGTCTTGCTCCTCGGCCCTTGCCCTGTGGGCTTCCTACTCACCATGTCGGTCCTCCCCCGATCCCGTCGGTTCACTGCCTCATCGTATCCCGCGGGCTCTAGTGCTCTGGATACCGGGGCACCGTGAAGTGGTCAGCGCGGGCGGCGTAGCGCGAGCCTGGCGAGCAGGGCGGGCTCGGGAAGTCCCACCGCAGGTAGAACGCGCAGACCCGGCAGTGACTCCACTGCCACCACCTGAGCGTGACCGAGCACCAGCCGCACCGCCTCATCGGTCCCACCCGTAGCGCATCTCCCGCTCGATGCTGTCGGCCACCCGGCGCGTGTAGTCGCTCCAGGTGCGGTGAGTCTCCCATGACGGCGAGCGCACGAGGCCGAGGATGCAGGCCACTCGGTAGGGCCATGCGTTGCCGAGCCTCCACAGGAAGGCGACCCGCTCGCGGTGGTAGCGCAGGCGGCGCTTCATCGCTCGCCCCTCACGCATGCCGGGCACTTCGGCTCGGTCACGCCGTCAGCGCCGTAGCAGAGGCACTGCGAGGCCATGAAGCGCACCGCGGTGGTCTCGCCGTGCGCGCGCTCGCGCCCCTCTGCTGCCCAGCCCTTCCAGAGCCATGCGTAGTTGCGCCAGGGGTCAGGCACCATGCGCCCGTACTCCACCCGCGCGCTCAGCTCCTCCAGGAAGGCGGCCACGCGCTCGCGCTGCCCTGCGGTGTCGGGCGTGGGGTGCTCGTCGTCCAGGTATTGCTCGTACACCTCCCCGACGAGCGTGGCGAGCACGATGCGCTTGGCCTCCTCCACGTCGCCGGTCTGGGTCACCAGCACCTCGGGGCCCAGGTCACTGTCCAGCATCCAGGCGGTCATCGTCCACGCTCCAGGCACTCGCGGCAGGTGACGGCCTCGGGCACCAGCGCGACGACGCGGGGCGATGCGGTCGTGCCGCACACTGCGCCGGTCAGCGAGCCGGTGCGGAGCGCGTGCACGGTCATGCGAGGCACCGCTTGCAGGTGACGGCCTCACGGTGGATGGTCATGTGCTCTGCCGGCCACTGCCCGCACGCGGCGATGGCCCGACCCCCGAGAGAGCGCAGGTGCACGAGGAGCTGGCGGGCCTCGCGCTTGGCGGCGAGCTCGTCGGCCACCTCGGGGACGGCGGCGAGGTGGCGCGCTGCGGAGGGGGTGAGCGGCGCGGGCTGGAGCAGCTTGGCCTCGGTCTCGTCCAGCAGGTCGAGCAGTGCGAGCAGGTCGCGGCTGGTCACCTCGACGTACCCTCCGCTGCCCTCGTACTTGGCCTCTGCGCGCAGCTCGGCGCGCAGGTTGGTCAGTGGGTCGGTCATCTCGGTCTCCTCGGTTGCGCCTGGTAGGCGGCGGTGGTCGTGGTGGTGATGGTGAGGGTGTGCCCGTCGTTGCCGAGCGCGTGGTGCTCGGCCCATGCGGTCGCGTCGCCCGCCCGGTCGGTGGGCTGGTCGCTCGCGGGGCAGGTGAGGCAGAGGGCCTGGAGGGTCACGCGGTAGGTGAGCAGGCGCAGCAGGTGGTCCTTCACAGCGCAGTGGCCGGGTCGAGCGTCCGCACGATGATGTGCGCGCCCGTGGTGGCGGAGTGCATGCGGATGCCGCAGTGGGCCACGGCGTCAGCCAGGGGGCCCCCGGCGTACCGCTCGCGCACCACCAGGTCGGTCACCTGGCCGTCGTCCAGCCAGACGCCAGCCGAGGTGAGCGCGTCCATCACGCCGCGCACCAGCTTGTCCACGTCGGGCTGGGTGGCCGGCAGGGTGCGCTTGGTCTTGGGGTGGCTCTTCGGCCTCGGCATGAAGAGCCACAGCTCCAGCTCCACCGGCCCCTCCACGGGCTTGCGCAGCGCGGGCATGACCTCGGCAAGCACCGCGTGCCGCACGTCCTGCCTCCAGGGCTTCAGCGCCTTGCTCGACTCGACCATGCGCCCGCCGCCCTTGTGGGTCTTGCTCCCCTGCGGCGCGGGAAGGCCGGGGGCCCAGACCTCCAGGATGCTCTCGCTCATCGGTCATCGTCCTCTCGTGGGGTGGCCACGCTCGTGGCCCCGTAGCCGCATCCAACAAAGCCGGTTGCCTCGTGCTTCCAGCCGCCCAGGATGCGCAGCTTGGTGTTGGGTCGTCGCCAGTAGATGGTCTTGCCGCAGTGCCCGCAGAGCATCGCGCTGGTGGGCTTGGCCGGGTCGTGCCGCGGGCACCCTGCGTCAGTCAGGCCGTACTCCAGGGCAGAGTCACTGCACCAGCACTCAGGTTCGGGCGTCGGCCAGGGGTCGGGCAGGTCGCTCACGACAGCCACCGACAGGTGCCTGGGGGGACGGTGCACGGCAGGCCGGCCTGGCGGGTCGGGCACAGGTGGAAGTTGTGGGCGATCCAGCGGCCGAAGTCGACGGCCCAGCCCAGCTCCTCGGCGGTCTCGCGCGCGGCGTCGGCGGGGTCCAGGAAGGGCGAGCCGCTGCGCTTGGCCTCGCGGATGCGGGCCAGGGAGTCGGCGGCGCGGGCGGCGCGCTCGGGGCCGTGGCGGAGCTGGTAGAGCGGCGGCATGGTCATCTCGCACGAGGCGGCCTGCTCGGCGAGCGTGACCACCTCGGCGGTCTGGGTGCTCTGCTCCCACCCCTCCACCCGGAGCAGCACGATGTGCTCGGCGTCCAGGGTGGTGACGTGCCAGGGCTCGCTCGGCCAGATGGCGGGGCGGAGGCTCAGGGCTCGGGCCACGTCGATGCCCTCCTGGTAGGAGCGCGAGAGCACCAGGTAGACGGTCATCGGTCGGCCGCCCTGAGCTCGCGCGGGCTGTAGGCCTCCACGGCACCGCTCAGGTCGGGCCAGCGCACCTTCACGGTGTGCAGCTCGCCGTCGGTCTCGGTGCGGTCGATGACGACGCCGAGGCCGTACACCCCCCTGAACACCGCGTGCTCCACGCTCTTGCCGATGGCCCAGGGGTCGGGGTCCATGTCGTCGGCTGCCGACTCGATGCGCGCCACGATGCGCTCCACCGCCTCGTCCCACTCAGCAGGGTGAGCCCAACTTGCGCCGTCGCGGTGGTGGGCCAGCTCGTCATTGATGGCCTCGCGGGCCTCAGTCTTGATGCTCTCCATGGCGTCCATGGTGTCCTCTCTCGGTCTCGCTAGTTTAGCGGTTGACTGGCCCCAGGTGGGCCTCGTTGGCGAAGTAGTCGGCGAAGGCGTCGGCGTGCTTGCTGCTCCACGCCGACTCATCGAAGAGCACCGGCAGGCCGGACACGTCGCGCAGGTCAGCGGGCCTCGTGGGGATCAGCACCTGGTCGGGGTTCAGGCCTCGGTGGGCGGCGATGCGCGCGGCGCGCAGGGTGCTGCCGGCGAGGATGACGAGCGACCTAGCCACGGCCGGGCCCCCTCGCGTGCTCCACGAGGCGGCGGTGCCCCTCGGGGCTGACGTGCCAGACGTTGCCGGGCCTCTGCTCGGCGAGCCCCGCGTGCGCCAGCTCGGCCATCGGGAGCGGGAGCGGCGTCGGCGCGCGGTAGCCGTAGGGCACGGCCATCTCCACAATGCAGGGCACGCCCTCGCGCACCCAGCCGTCGGCGGTCACCTCGGCGTCGAAGTCGTCGGCGGTGTAGTAGGCGGGGCGCGGCCACTTGTGCGGGCCCTCCCCGCTCAGGGGGCGCACGCGCCACTCGGTGCCGGGGCGCGGCACCCAGGGCGGGGCGGCAGGTGCCGCCTCCGCCTTGGGCTTGGTCTGTCGCTTGGCGGCCACGGTCAGCCGATGTTGCCAGCGTGCACCAGCACGGCGTACTGCTCGGCGGGGGTGAGGGCAGCGCGGCCGGTGAGTCCCCAGACGGCCAGCGACTCATCCATGAGGCGTTTGGCGGTCTCGCCGTCCAGCCCGTAGTAGTCGCGCACCTCGGCGGTCGCGGCGTCGATGAGGACCGCGCCGGGCTCCCCCGCCTCGTCGCGGGGGTTGATGCTGTCGGCTCGGGCGAGGAGGTCGGCGGCCAGGGCTCGCGCCGTCGCAGGCTCCAGCAGGGCGCTCATGCCACCAGCGAAGGCGTCGACACGCACGCCGATGGTGATGCGCTTGGTGCCGCTGGTCACGGCGACCTCGTGGCCAGGCTTCAGGTCGTCGGGGTAGGTGGTGGACTGGTTCATGGTCGTGCTCCTCGTGGTCTCGGTGACGGTGGGGTGGGTCAGCGCACGCGGGCGTAGGCCCGCACCTCGGCGTCGGTCAGCGGGGCCACGCGGCCGTGGTCCACGTCGTGCCAGCAGGCATCCGCGAGGTTGCCGGTGATGGTCGTGGGCTTCATGCCGGGCATCCGGTGGTGCTTGCAGGAGATGCGGCCACGGCTGTCGCTCCACACCTCGGCGTCGATGGCGGCCAGGGCCATCTCCTCGCGGTCCAGGCGCTCGCCGCGCTCCTCGCAGGTCTCGGCCGGGGCGTCGTCGGTGGGCAGGCCGATGAAGTCGGAGACCAGCGCGCCGACGACGCGGCGAGCCTCGGCGGCCGACATGGTGCCCTGCTCGTCGGTCGTGATGTTGAGCATGGCCATGTAGCCCTGCACGTCGTTATCGGCCTCATCCTCGCGGCCGTCGTAGGTGCCGCTGAAGAGGTCCAGCAGCCGGTCGGCAACGTCGCCGACGGTAACGCGCTCGGTGGTGGTGATGGTGGCCATGTTGTCCTCCTGGTCTCGGTGCCTCAGTGGCTATGTGGAGACTCTACAGGGCTGAACGGTTTAGTGCGCAACTCCCTGCATCTCGGGCGTGTCGCGGTGAGGCGCTACACTGGTCGCATGGAGACCAACCCCGAGCTGCGCCAGATTGCCAAGCGCATCCGCGCACGAGCCGAGCAGGAGGAGCGCGACCGCGCCCGCCAGCGGCAGCTCATCCGCGAGGCCATCGCGGCCGGGTCGACCTGGAGCCAGGTACAGGCCCAGGCCCAGGTGAGCCGGCCGACCGTGCGCAACGCCCTGGCGCGCACCGACTGAGCGGGCGTAGCCTGTCCCCCGACACTAGGGGGTGGTCATCATGTCCCTGTACCTCGGCGATATCATCATGCGTCTCATCTTCGGCAGACGCGGCAAGCGCGGCCTGTAGCCGCACAGCAGAGCGCCCCAGCCATCTCGGCTGGGGCGCTCTGTCGTTCGGTCCTAGAAGGGGGTCTCATCGTTGTAGGCGGTGCCCGGAGCTCCCCACACCTGGCCCTCACCGAACGGGTCGCCCGTCGGCTGCTGGAAGCCCTGCTGCGCGGCGGGCTGGCCCCAGGGCTCATCGCCCGGTGCGCGGAAGCCTCCGCCCTGCTGGCCCTGCTGTGCGGGTGCGGCGGCTCGCTGGCCCTGGCCGGCACCCTGCCCGGCCGCGCGCGTCACCTGCGCGGTCGCCCATCGCAGGTCCGGGCCGATGCTCTCCACCTGGAGCTCAATGGTGGTGCGCTTCTCGCCCTGCTGGGTCTCGAATGACCGCTGCTTCAGCACGCCCTGAGCGATGACCCGGTTGCCCTTCAGGAGCGACTGGCTGACGTGCTCGGCGAACTCGCGCCAGACCGAGCACCGCATGAACAAGGCTTCACCGTCCTTCATCGCGTTGGCCTGCTTGTCCCAGACCTTGGGCGTGGATGCGATGGTGAAGTTGGCGACAGCCAGCCCGTTCTGGGTGTAGCGCAGCTCGGGGTCGGCGGTCAGGTTGCCGACGACGGTGATGATGGTTTCTCCAGCCATGGTGCTGGTCCTCTCAGTCGATGAGCCCCACGCGCCACGTCTGCGGCGTGCGGGCTCGCTTGGGGTCCGGCTGGTACTCCACCAGCAGGGTCTCCTCGGTGATGGTGACGCTCTCCACAGCGTCGGGGCGGATGCCCAGGTGCTCCAGGAAGTCCTGGAGGGTCGCCCGGCTCACGAGGGAGTCGGGCATGTCGAAGGCGTGCGGGTCGCTCTCGCGCGGGAAGGTCACGGGGA